ATTAATTGTTACAGTTTTATTGGATAAATAATCAGAGTAACTACTTCCTATATCTATTTTTGTATCAGCACTTGTCGGTTTGCTTTCCGCTACTGTTTGTTTACTAATAATATCACCTGTATCAGAATTTATTATCGCAAATCCCTGATTAGTACCATCGTCAAATTTAATTGTTTCTGTTTTAACATTCTTGGCCTTACTGGTGTTTATGGCACTTTGTATCATTGAAGAGGAAAGTCCGGTTGTCCTTGTTATTGCCGCTATCTCATCTCCTCCAGCATTATTTAGCGAACCCATATCAAGAAGTGTGTTAAATTGTGACAGGGCGTCTTTCGCCTGTTGGCTTTCAATATCAAACTGCTTACTCTTTAGGTTAAGTTGTGTTTCAATATCGGCTTTCTTAATTGTGACATCATTTTGAAGAGATTTAATACTATTTTGATAGTCGGTAGTTAACTTTTGTTGTCTACCAACCCGGGACGCCTCAGACAAGAAGGGATTATCGTTAATTTTGGATACGGCGTCATTATATTGTTTTTCTTTAACTGATAAGTCAGCCTGTATTCCCTCAATTCCTGAATCTTTTGTTAGACTTTTATAAAGATCAGGCAAATTGATTGATGGAGTTACTGGCATAGTCCCCCCACCACTTGTTGCTACTCCGCCTCCCCCAGAAGGCGCTGGAGTTGTAGTTGTTGGTGTTAATGCTCTCTGCTTTGCCAAATAGCTTTCAAGTTGAGCTGGTGATACACCTTGTTGACCGGCCGATTGGGCGTTGACTTCGGGAGATACCATTTGTCCCGCTCCCGGTTGGTTGGATTGAACATTTATCTGTCCCGGCTCACTAAATGTTCCATTCCAGTATTGCTTCCCTTCATACCACCCACCTTGTTGATAACCGCCCGGAGGGGCTTTTGGGTTTGCCATATTAAATATCAAATTTCCCTATCAAATTTTTACTACTACTTGTACCAAATAGGTCTGGAACTTCAAACATAGGCATAGTTTTTTCATACTTAGCATTTTCCTGTCTAATTTTATTCCAAGTTATTGTTAATATCTGTTTAGCTTCAGCACTTCTAAACTGACCTTTCTGCTCATCTTCTCCTTTTCCCTTAAGTATAGCAACTGCTTCAAGAACTACCGCCTCATTACATTCAGGAAGCGAATAGGAAAATATTGTAACATCGGCATCTGCGGATAATGCTGTTATATTCTTAACACCCCAAATTGAGATGTTGTTGTTTCCGTTAGTTGTTGGAGTAGGATAGATAAAGAAACGTCTCCATTGATTAGCCCATAAATAATCAGCACCTGAGGGGATATCGTTTTCCTTCTCGTATAGATAGTCTTTAAAAAGTAACGGATCAAAGTAATCCTCATCATCAACGACCAACTTCCACATGGAGTCAGGTCGCCAAGTGTCGGGATAGTCGTAATACTCATGAGAGGTGACTGTTGAAGTCTTTTTGGAGTCTTCCAATTCCGGCCAACGATAAAGACCACCTGCTTTCCTATACGATCTATTTATTGCTAATTTAATTGCTGTTAAAGGAAAAAGGGTAGAATTGCTGTCTACATTAAGATCCGACTGAACTGTGGTTTGTAATTCGCTGAAGATATCCATAATATAAAGAATATATAAATTAAGTATATTAAGTTTCTTTTTGTTATTTTCTTTCCTCATTTTATTTGCAAAGTCTATTTGATGTTTAAAAAGTTGTTTAGGATTTTGTTTTTTATGATTTGAAATATACGGTGTTCTTTTATCAGTCTTTTCAAAGCGTCTGCTTTTTTCACTAAACCCTTTCCTCTTCCCCCATACTTGATATGTTCCATCATCACACTTTATAAATTTATAAGGAGGAACAGTAACTTCAAGAAAAGTAGAATGGATTTTATCCTTAGTTTCACAGAAATCCATGAACCAGTTATCTGGCGATTCGTTTGCATAAAGTAATACTTTACCGGTCTTAGTATTTGCAACAGAACTTTTAAAACCTCCAACTATCAAATCACCGACAATTGAAACATTACCACCAAACCCAACAAGTGGAGCGTTCATATCTATAATATGTCCTGTACCAACTGCAATTTCTACGTCATTATTAAGTGTTCCGATAATTATTTTTTGTTCTGCCATAAACCAACCATTATTACTTGAAAAAAGAGTTAAAGATTTCCCATTTCCTGATGCGAGTTGAAGTTCATTCGCTGATGAAACATAACCCATATATCCATAAAGTGTCCCACCAGCAACATTGCTAAAAGTAACCGTTTGTCCATCATCTCCATAGATATCAAGACCATTTTGTGATGCAAGCCTCACTTTTTCAACTGCAGAAGTATTATAAGCATGATAACCATCTTTGTCTGCTTGCAAAATTATATTTCCTGATGCATCTTTTACTATTAAAATGCCATTTCCATTTCCTAATCCTCCAAGAGTAATTATGCCGCTTATAAGACTTCCCGCCGCTACATTTCCTAAAAACGAGGCATCTCCTGTATCTCCATCAAGTACAAAAGTAATAGTCCCATCCTTATTTTTAGCAACAATCCCTGTGGGAGATATTTTTATCTCACCTGATACTCCAACTTCAAGAGTGCCTACCTGTATAGCTCCGTACTTAGTAAACTGAAACACACCTAATATTTTTCTTGACTTAGTATTTAGGGATGCACTTAATAACTCATTGGCAGTTTTTTTAATAGGAAATGGAGTTTCTTTTATCTCACTTGGTGTGTAAACATCTTTTGTTGATTGTGAACTACCACCTTCGGCAACGCCTTCCGTTGGAAATGGAGCGTCTTTTATAACTTCATTTGTAAATACTTTGTTTTCATCTGTCATTTTTATTGAAAATATGTACGGGAACGATAAATTTCCGGACTACTATTTACTGTTGGAGTAAGTACGATTTTCTGTTCGTATATCTCACCTTCTGCCCCTATGTTAAATACTGCTTTCTTACCACTGGCTACTGAATAGGTAGTTGTTCCATTGGCAAGTGTTGCCTGAATCCAACTGCCTGTTTTGTTCATTTTGTAATAAAAAGCAACTGACGCACCGCTTGGCAAGGGTGACATAAATAGTTCTACCTGTTTCCAAGTTGTAATGTTGGCAGAATTTTTAACTGGAGCTTTGAAATCCAAACTAATATAAGTTCCTGTAGCTTTAAGAGTTGAGTCAACCGCCTTCACTCCATAAGTTACCCCATCCTGATAACTAAAGATTATCGTCCCGTCAACAACCGTTATCGCTCCCAATTCATCATAATCTGAAGTCAAGTATTCAAGATTTAAAATGAAAGGGTGGTTCTTATTCTTCCTCCCATAGGAGTATATGCCATTATATCCCGAAGTCGCATCGTAGACGGCAAAGAGGGCCATATTTCCTATACTCTGCTTGTCTATCCACGATAGAGCTGTTTCTTCCCATTCAAAGAAATAAGTATCTTCAATTAAGGTAGTTGCTCCACCCGGATTAACCTTTCCGCCACCGGGAAATCTTTTAGCGGACATTGAGTTATTCATATTGGCAAAATATATCTCCCCATCATCTCCAACTTGAGCTAATGGAAATTCACTATCTACTGCCGCATTTATTCCCTTATTTGGATCTCCTGTTTTGTAAGTTCCGATTATTGCCCTTCCATTTCGTTCAACTATTGTTTTTGAAATGTTGCCGGGAATTAAATCAAGCGCTTCATTAATGTAGGAATCATCATATCCTACTAAACCTAATTTATCTAAGTTAGCAATCTTCAATGCTCCACCTATTTGTTTCATTGTGTGCCAAGTTGCCGAATATAAATTACTTGCCACAGTTGAAACATCAGTCCAGTTTGCCAAGCCGGGTATTTCTTTTCTTTTTAATTTAGTATTTGTCGCCCAGTAAAGATAAGTTGTAGTTGATGACGGCTTTTCACAAGCTCCTTTAATTGCTCCGTCGGGATCAGTATAAACGACAGTGAATGTTCCAGCAGAAATCCTTTTATAGATTTTACCTAAGTTACCAAAACCATAGGTATTGCCATCTGAACACTTAACCCAAGTATGAACTAAATCCACTATTACTCCTGCTCCTTCAGCTTTTAAAGCTTGTCCACAAGAAAGAGAATCGATTTGTTTTCGTGGATCAATATTGGAGGCAAATTTATAAGCCCCTTTTATACCTTTATCATCATCATCAGCGATACCACCTCGAAATGATGTTATTTCAAATATCATATTTAAAGGATAACTAATAGAAGTAGTTTAAGGCAAATCCTAATAAGCGTCAGGCGTGACCACTTTACTATGCGACCTTTCCTCAAGAGGAGGATATTTACGGATATATTTAGCATCTGCTATTTCCGGTTCAAGTATAATCTTTCCTCCATCTTCAAGAAGGAGATAACCTCCATCTTCAAGAAGGAGATAGCTTTCAGAAGACTCATAATTATATTTATCAACATAAGTAGTTGATAGGTCTGAATACTTATCAGCATAAGTTATTGTCTCCAGTATCTCAAAATAATCAGTAGTTAGTTCTTTTTCCGAGCTACCTCCATTCAATTGGTAAACCCTTACACTTATTACATTACTTGCGTCTTTATAGTCGGTTGTATCAAGTATTTTTTTTGATAATTCAAGATTTATATTTTCTTGCCATGTACTATTGCTGTCCATTGTTTCCCATGCATTTGTACTGGTGTTGTACACCTGCAAGTAAACAGTTGAAGCAACAGGAGATAAAGTAGTCTTTCCTTCCCATTCTATCTCGCATACGGTCTTACTTCCTAAAAAGTTCTTAAATTGATGGGCCATGAATTGACTTGTACCAGTCTGCCCTACTCCGCTTTGATTTCGTGTTGAAACAAGAACCTCCTGTGCCTCGGTATAGTTTGTTTCAAGGTCATTGTTATTAGTTGGTAAAGTGGCATAATCACCTTTTGTATAAAGACCATATCCTTCACTTGGCGAAAGGGATGGACTAAGTGACGGACTGAGACTTTTTGACAATGAGGGTGACAGAGAAGGAGAAAGAGATATCGACAAACTCGGAGATAAACTTGGCGATAAACTTGGACTCAAAGATGAACTAAGCGAAGGCGACAATGACGGGCTTAAACTAGGACTTAATGAAGGTGATATTGAAGATGATGGTGATAAACTCGGTGACAAACTGGCCGATAATGAAAATGATAGCGACTGACTTAAACTTGGTGACAGACTTTCGCTTAGTGATGGACTCAATGACGATGATAATGATGGACTGACTGAGGCACTTGGACTTAATGATAATGATAAAGAAGGAGACAAACTTGAAGATAGTGAGGGACTTACACTGGCTGACGGAGATAAAGAGCTAGATAAGCTCGGACTAAGACTCGGACTAAGAGAAGCCGATGTCGCTTCCTCTAACATTTCTATTTCATAAAGAGAAATAGTTCCTTGTGCGTCCCAACCTGACTCAAAAAAAGTTATTCTATAATAAAGATATGCCGTAGTATTAACAAAAGTAAAATCATGCCAACCTGCTAAATCAGGAACTTCCCCTGTATAAATATCTGTATAATCACTATCATTATTTGAACCTGCAAAAATAAAACCTTTTGCTTGACGAGCAAACTGTATAATTCTTAATTTAACAATCGTTTTTGCAAATGCTCCTAAATAATATTTTAACCAATGGGGAGCTGCTGTGACTGTGGTACTCCATCGGGTATTTATATCATCATCATCCATCGCTTTCCACGCAGCAAAACTTGAACTATATTCAGCATCAGCACTGGCTACTCCTGAAGGAGTAGTATTTGAAGTCATTGTTGGAATAACATCAGGGCCGTATGCCATATTAAATAATCAACCTAATTTTTAATGAAGATCTATTTTTTGGAGAGGTAAAATTTGCCATACATATTATTGTTTATCTTTAATCATTGTTGGTGTTACTGAATAAGTAACGATTATTGACTGAAATGGCTCAAGATTGATAGTACAAGGAGAAGTAGTTGCTATTTGAGTTCCTCCCTTTGTTATACTCGATACCGTTCCGCCTGTGATATAAATTGTTTCTGGTATAGCATGAGCAGTATAGGTATAAGGAGAAGAACCTACTGAAATCGCTGATAATCCAACTGGATTAAGACCAGTATTACCTCTTATTTCGTAATCAAGTAAATTAGCATGCGTATAAAAATCTGGGTTAATTGGCCCAGTAACATGACCTTCAAAAGTATTATTAATAATCTTATTATCATGTCCAGTTGCGTCATAAGAGTTATAATCTATTCCATATTTTTGAGTTGCAACTGTTTGGTCATCATAAAAGTGATTAAGAGCAATAATACTATTTATCCAATATCCACTTGTGTACATTCCTACATTGTAAGAACCACCAACAGTTCCATTATTGGCAATAACATTCCCTATCACCTTGCTATTTCTAGTATTAAAAAGTGCTAATCCATAATCAGCATTATTAGTAAAATGAGAATTGCTTATTATTGTTTTTTCAACAGAAGATACAAGTCCATAGCTTGTACTTTTTGTAGCTAAACAATTTTGTACAAAAATCTCCATTTTATTCTCTGCTGAAAAAGCATAATTAAAAAGGAAACCTGCTGTATTACCAATCGCTCTGCATCCAATATAATGAGTTGATGAAGGAATGGTAGGGTCATGAGTTGCTCCATTTAGGTTTACATTAAAACCTACCGAATTGTTATATGTCCAACATCCCTGATAAACACAGTTTGCCCCCTGAAAACCATCAGACACATTATCATGTGAAAAACAATTTGAGATAAAAATAACATTTTCCATTCTATTAGTTGGCATTCCTCCTTGAGGAATAATACCCGCTTCTTCACAATTATATGCCTCAAGGTCATATAAAAAACCCATATAGTTAGCATGAAAATAAAGACCTTCATTTGCACCAGTTTGAGTTCCATCTTTACTTCCGTCCATACTAAAATGGGCCATTGTTACATTAGATACAGGAGTATCCTGCGAACCAGTATTAGGGTCAAATATTGTTCCTAAATTTGCTCCCGCTTTACATTTAAAAATAGTTATTCCCCGACCAGCTCCCATTAAAAAAGTATTTGAATTATAATTTAATTTGGTTCCAACAATATAAGTTCCTGGCGGAAAGTAAATATTCCCACCTAAATCTAAAAGTGCTTGCATCGCCGCAGAATCATCAGTTACCCCATCACCAACCACTCCATACATCTTTGCGTTTTTTACTCCGCCTAATAAATTAAGAAGTGTTGAATATCTATTTAACGGAATTCCTAATGGATCAGCGATAAGAGGAAGGATAGCGTTATATTGAGGTAATAGAAGTTCAGTAAGTTCGGTTATTTTTTTATCAGCCATGAATAAAGTTTATAGGGAGGAACTATATTGATGCAAGTATATTTTTCATATTTCCCTTAATCAATCCCCATCCTTTTACACTATCAGAAGTCATCCAGTTAGGACAACTTCTTATCCCATTTCTGAAGTCTTCGGGTTTCCAACGACTTCTGGTGAGATTTTTTCCATGCCGTAGGTCAAGGCTGGGAAATTCAGCAACATATTTTTCCCAAGTGTAAATATCAATCTTATCAATTCTTTTTTGAGTTCCTGGTTCAAATCCAAGTCGGGTAGTCCAACCATTCTTTTTAACAAAATCCCTTCGTTTAGTGTAGTCGTCTATCATTGTTTCCCTCCACGCACAAAGCATATTTGATTGATTTGCATCATAATGAATTGCATAACCATCGTCTAACCTAACTCTCCAAACATTCCAATCGTAGTAGAACACGCCCTTTTTAGGAGGAATAAACTTAAAGTGAGATGGATGATAAAGGCAATCATCATCACACAAATAAACTATATCGGTTTTTAACTCCTGTAATCCTCTGACTATTTTTTCAAAAAGAGATAGCATAGTCCGTTCTAAAGGCATGACAATATTTTTTCCTAGATTAACAGGGAGTCGGGTAACGCTGACTATTGGTAGTCCTTCCACCGCTTTTACTAATTGTTTTCGGCAAGGAGCAAGGATTGACTCATCTGTTGAACAGTCGGAGAAGGTGAGAATACCTACTGATGGTTTTTGTAATTTTCCAAGAGTATTTAATTGTCTTTCTGATAATCGAGCTGTAATTTTAGGATGTCTTTCATAAAATTCTATTCCTTTTTTATTGACATAATCCAACATCTTTTTACCCTCCGTGTCATGCCAGTCGGGAACTCCATTTTTCGCACCATTATTTAATGGTCTAAACTTCTCAATCAACCAACTAAGCGGATATATTTGTTTACTCCAAGTATTCTCTATGAATAATTTGCGGCTATACTTACGGGCATTTTCAACCTGTCTGCCTGACTGGGGATAAGGAAAGCCAAATGATCCGCCTTGGGTACGAAACATATGGCTATACCAACATTTCCTATTAGTTACTACCCGTCCTCCTGAAAGCCAAGCAGAACAAGCCACCTGACTGCCTTGATTTCCCCATGAACCATAATTTTCATCACCTAAATTCCATTCCCAATATTTTTCTCTACTTACCACAAAACAACTACCTTGAATTGACATTGTTTCAGGATAAATTTCATCATTGGACACCTTTTTCTTCCTTATACCATTGTACTGAAAATGCAAAGTCGTATCAAAACGATAAAATTCACTTTTTCGATTAAATCTTGGTTTCCAAATCATCTCTCTTGTCATTGTCGTTCCACATTTTTCACAATTAATAGGTTCAGGCCCTTGATATATTCTATGTTTACATTTAGGACAAACTCTATCAAAAGCATGAAGATTATAAAGAACAGGAACTTGAACAACATCTTTCCCTAATTTTTCAAAACCTTTTAATAACTCAATATCAAATCCTTCACTTACTATTGAATGAGCATCTAATTTCATTATCAATCTAGCCTTTGTTAAACTAACACATCTATTACCCATTGCTCTTTGACCTATTGATTCAGAATAATGAATTATTGTTAAGTCAGGGTGATCTTCTAAGGGAGGATTTGCCCAAGTTTCATCAAGCCCCGCTATAACTTCAGTGTTTCCTCGTTTAGCTTTTAAAACAC